CTGCTGGAACGATTTCCGCTGCTGGTGTTTTTGGTGGTATTGAAGGCCTGTTAGGGGCTGGCATCGGCGCTGCATTCGGCGGTCCCTTGGGCGCCGCTACTGGTGGTGCCATTGGCGCACAAGTTGGAATGGCTAGGCAAGCGTTGGGCGGAGCTGCAACATATGCCGCTGAAATCGCCAAGCAACGTCAAGCTCTGCAACTTGTCACCAAAGACACTGGTGAATATCGTCGAGCTTTGCAATTTATTGATAAAACGAGCAGGGATCTTGCGATTCCACAAGAGATTCTTACTCGTCAATTCACGCAACTTACTGCTTCTGTAAAGGGCGCTGGCGGCAATGTAAAGGATGCCGAGAAAGCATTTATTGGCATTGCATCGGGTATTCGAGGCACTGGTGGTTCACTTCAACAACTTGATTCTGCTCTGACTGCAACATCACAGGTATTCAGTAAAGGCAAAGTTTCAGCCGAAGAACTTCGTCAGCAAATTGGCGAACGCTTACCTGGTGCCTTCAGTTTGTTTGCCCAGTCAATGGGTAAAACACCCCAAGAGTTAGATAAAGCTCTTGAAAATGGCGAAGTTAGCTTGCAAGATTTCCAAAAATTTGCGGAAAAACTTTTTGCTGAATATGGCGAAAACGCAAAAATTATTGCAGATGGTCCAGACGCTGCTGGCGATCGTCTTCGTACTTCTCTTTCTCGATTGAATGAAAGTATTGGCAGTTTACTTAAACCAATTGGCGCAGCTTTTCAAAATACATTTGCGGCTATTGTTGGCGCAATTGATGCGGCGGTTCGAAAGTTAAATGAATTTTTCGGTCTTGGTAGGGGCAGGCAAGGGCAAATTAATGACTTGCAAAAAATTCTTAATGTAACAGATCAAAGAATTCAAGCATTCGAAAAACTTGGAGGAAAAGGTGGCACTGGTCTTGGAGTAATTGAAAAAGGTCAATATGACGTTCTAGTCAAACGTCGTACAGAAACTTTTGCACAATTGTCTGCTTTGCGTGCTGCTGAAAAAGCAGCGACAACCGGAACAGGTGAGCCATCAAAAGGATTGCCTGGGATTCAACCAGAAGCGAAAACAGATAAAGCTGCGGAAAAAGCAGCAAAATTGCAAGCACGTTTAGCCGAACAAAGAAATGATATTTATCGCAAAAGTGAACGGTTTCTTGACAAAATTAAAGAGACTACGGAAGATGTTTCACTTGAGACTCGATTACTTGGTGGAAATGCTTTTGATGCTTTTGAAAACAACTATACAAAAGCAGTTCGCGCAGCCAATCAAGAAACTAAACAACTTTTAAAACAAGTCTTTGATCTTGCTAGGGCATACAAAGAAGCTGGTGGTGATTTAAACGTCACACCACTTGTTCAGGCAATCGACGATCTTAATGAAAGCCAGATGAATCTGGCTGCAGGTGAAGCCGCCCAGAAGATGAGCGATTATTGGCAAGGTTTGTCTGACACATTTATTGCAATTACAGATCAAACTTATGCAATGACTCGTGCTTTTGAATACAACAACAATGCAATTGCTGGCTTGGGTGATGGACTGCGTGGTTACGCAAACAATGTTGGCACCGTCAGAAACGCAATGTCTGAGTTGAGCTTGCGTGGAATTAAAGGTGTTGAGGATTCGATTACTTCGCTGCTTGTTAATGGCACGTATAACTTCCGTGAATTTGCTGTGCAGATTCTTGAATACACCACCCGCATGATTATTCAGCAATTTGTGCTGAAAAGCATTATGAGCGCAATTGGCTTTGGTGCCCCAGCAGCATCTAGCCTTGCAGCTCCTTTAAGCAATGTTTCTCAACTCAACGCCAGTGGTATTGGCTTTAATCCATTGGCATTTACCGGTGGTTTTGGCTTTGCCATGGGCGGCATCATGACTGGCAACGGTCCGATGAAACTTCGCCGCTATGCCGCTGGTGGTATTGCTTCCGGTCCGCAGCTTGCCATGTATGGCGAAGGCAGCCGTCCCGAGGCTTATGTGCCTCTGCCGGACGGTCGCAGCATTCCTGTCACGATGAAGAACAGCATGGGCGGCGATATCATTGTTAATGTTGATGCCACTGGTAGCAACGTGCAGGGCAACGAATCACAAGGCAAAGCATTGGCAGGTGTGGTTGCCGCCGCTGTTCAAGCAGAATTGGTTAAACAGAAGAAGCCCGGAGGCTTACTGTACTAATCATGGCTACTTTCAACGACGCGACTTTGGGTGTAGCTACTGGTCAATCCACGCCTGATTTTGGTGCGCAAAAAAACAGTCAGCCAAATATCAACGCAATCAAATTTGGATCAGGTTATGAACAACGCGTTGTATTCGGCATCAATCAAAACCCGAAATCATGGGATTTGACTTGGAGCGCAAAAAGCAATTCTGTTGCCGATGCCATTGAGGCATTCTTTGATGCACGTGCTGGACAGGAAGCTTTTGACTGGACGCCACTCAATAGTGCAACGCAATACAAATGGGTTTGTCGTCAATGGCAAAGAACGCATCAATACGCGGATATCAATACGGTGACTGCAACTTTTGAACAGGTGTTTGAGGCATGACGACACCCACGTCAATTCAGACACAGATCCAATCGCTGGAACCATCAGCGGTTATTGAGCTGTTTCAACTGCAACTGACTGCCGCCGTCAACGGCATCGATACCACGTTCTACTACCACGCCGGCACCAACGGCTTGACCGCCAATGTGGTGTTTGCTGGCATCACTTACACAGCGGCACCGATTGAAGTCGACGGCTTTGAGCTGAACTCCAAGGGCACGCTGCCACGCCCAACCATGCGGATCGCCAACGTCACTGGCGCCATTTCCGCCCTGCTGCTGGCGTACAACCCGTTGCAGGCAAAGGTCACCCGCATCCGCACCTGCAAGAAATTCTTGGATGGCATCAACTTTGCTGGTGGCACCAACCCGACCGCTGATCCAACTGCCAAGTTTGAGGATCAGATCTGGTACATCGACCGCGTATCCAAGGAGAACATCCAGCTCGTTGAGTTTGAATTAACCAGCAAGCTGGATCTCACCAACCTGCAACTGCCCGGTCGTCAAGTTCAGGATTATTGCCCATGGGTTTATCGCGGCGCAGAGTGCGGCTACACGGGCGGCAGTTACTTTGACGTGAACGACAACGCCACCAACGCGGCTAACGATGTATGCGGCAAGCGGTTCAATAGCTGCAAGATCCGCTTCGACACCCTTGGCGTTTCCGACTATCCGCATGGCGGTTACCCTGGCTCCCGCATCCAAACTTGACGCCGAAGCCCACGCCCGCGAGGTTGCGCCATGGGAAGCGTGCGGATTGCTGGTACAGGTCGGCGCTGAGCAGAAATACTTACGGTGCCGCAATCTATGCGAACAGCCGGAGCAACACTTTGTCCTTGACCCGCGAGACTACCTGCGGGCAACGCTGAGCGGAACCATTGTCGCCATCATCCACAGCCACCCCGAAGGACAGGATGCCAGCGAGCTGGACCACAAAGCCTGCCAGCAAAGCAAGCTGCCCTGGCTCATCTACCAACTGCCGCAGGACAAATGGCTGACCATCGGCAACTGATCGGCAAGCCCTGGATCTACGGCGAGCAGGACTGCTACACGATGGTGCGGTCGTACTTCCAGTTGCAGGGGATCGACCTGCCGGACTTTGAGCGCCCGGACGACCTGGAGACCACCTCCAGCATTTACATGCGGCAAGCTTTGGCGCTGGGATTTGAGCGGGTGGAATTTGAGCAGCGCCGAATTGGCGATGTGGCGATCATGAAGCTGGGGACACGGGAGCCGATGCACGCGGCAATCTTTGTTGCGCCTTGGGAAATCCTGCATCACATGCGGAACCGGCTCAGTGGTGTGGAGTGGTTATCCAGCTACTATGTAAAAAGCATTGCTGCGGTGTTCCGATATGCAGCGGGTTCGTCTGCTGGGTGAGCTGGGCGAACGGTTTGGCGCTGAGCACACTTACTACAACCTGCGTACACCGGCGGACGCGATCAAAATTCTGTGCATCAACAAGCCGGAATTTAAGGACTTTTTGCTGAACTCAGAAGAAAACGGCATCAGCTACCAAGTACTGCAGGGCGGGCAAGACTTTGGCTACGAAGAACTGTTGTTGCCTTTTGGCGAAAAGGATCTAGTCATTGTTCCAGTTTTGAGCGGTTCTGGCGATGGTTTTACCAACGTATTAACAGGCATTGGATTAGTACTTGCTGCAATCGTGCTGGGTCCTGCCGTTGGAGGATTTCTCGGACTTGGGATGGGCGTTGGCGGCAGTCTGTTTGGAGCTACTGCTGCGAGCATTGTTGGGGGCGTTGGCTTGAGTCTTGCCATTGGTGGCGTAGCTCAACTTATGTCGCCTCAACCACAGATTCCAACTTTGGGAGGTTTTAGTGGCAATTTTGGTGCTGGCAACCGCATGGGCAGCCGGAACCGCACCAACGGACCCGAAAACGTCACCTCGGGCATCGACGGTCAGCAGTCCTATGCCTACACCGGCGCTGCAAATACGGTGGGCGTTGGCGCAACGGTGCCATTGGCTTACGGCAAGGTGCTCGTCGGCAGCCACCTGCTCAAGTCCAAATTCCAGATTGCCGATGAGTCTGACCCGGTGCTGACTTCGCTGCGTTCGCCCGGTGTTAGCACCATCCGCTTCGGCAACGAAATCCTTACGGATGACTTTTCGGACAAGTCGGGCGTTATCGCCAAGCGCGTGTACAAGACTGCGTTCAATTCGCCGGCATACTTTGATCCGGTCGGTCAGTACGGCGTCACCAACAGCACGCAACTTATCCGCGTCGATCCCACGGTTAGCCGTTGCCTAGCTTCGCTGAATGTCTACGGCGGCTACATGGCAAGTACCGCTCAATATCAAGACTTCAACGTTGCCCTGTCATTACAGGATGGGCTGTACGACTATGCCGGTGGACCTGGAACAACATTTGTTGATGGTTATATCACCTACGAACTGAAGGTTTTCCGCGATTATTTCACCACCGATGATTATCTGATTGCAGCCGATCAGGCAACAATTCAAGGTTTGATCTTTGGCGGACAGTTCTTTGGATGGATGCACCGCTTGGAACTGCCGGACATCAACACCGAAAGCGTTGTCACCGTACAGGTTGAAGTGATCGCGGCTGGCGCAGTGGCTAACGGCAGTAACGGCAGCAACCCGATCTACCTGCGGCTCAATAGCATCGGGTATCAGCTCTACTGAGATGGCACTTAACTCAGTCACCACTATCAAAGTTCTTGACCTCCTGTGTGAAGGTCCGATTGGTGGCGTGATCAACGGGCTGCAGGGCATTTATCTAAACGAAACACCGATACAAAATAGCGACGGTAGTTATAACTTTCCGCAAGATCAAATCGCTGCCAATGCGTTAATTGGCTCCGCCCGTCAAGGCAAGACCGCATGGTTCAACGACGGCACATCTGAGATCGTTGAAGTCAACCAAGAGATTGGCGAAAACTACAGCGAAGATCTGAACAGCAATAACGAAGTCGTCAACCGTAAGTACGGCGCTGGAACAATCACGCGCCAGATTACTGACCCAACTGTTGATTACGTCGAGCTGCTATTTACGATCCCCAAGCTGTATTCCGTAGCGCAGGAAAGCCTTGCCAAGGGGCAACTGTTCGGTGGCACGCTGCGTGTGCGCGTCTATGTGCAAGCCAAGGGCAGCAGCACCGGCTTCATCTTGGCGTCCGACAAACGTATTGATGGCGTCTCTACCAATAACTACCAGTACAGCAGCGGTCTGATCAACCTCAAGACCTTTGGCGCCGGTCCCTGGAATATCAAAGTCGAAAAAGTGGACCTCGGTGAAAATCATTTCGAGATCAAGTACACCAGTTTCAAAGAAACACCGCAGAACACACCTCTCGCCAATAATCGCGGCAATCAAATCATCTGGTCTTCGTACTCCCAGACGATTGCTCAAAACGTCAACTACAACTACTCGGCACTCAACGAACTGTCGATTTCAACCAAGGCGTTCAGCAGCCTGCCGTCACGGGCATATCTGATCAAAGGTCGCCTGGTCAAGATCCCGACTGGCGCCACCGTTCAATCCAGCGGTTACCTGACCTTCGATGACGCCAGCTTCAACGGTGCGCTCCAAACCGCCGAGAAGTGGACCACCTGTCCGGTCTGCTGCTTCTACGACCTGCTCACCAACCGCCGCTATGGCGCGGGTCAGTTTGTCACCGCCTCCAACCTGAACTGGGTCGATCTGTACCCCATCGCCAAATACGCGAACCAACTTGTCACCAACCCAGACGGTACCCGCGAGCCGCGCTTCGCCTGCAACGTCGTCATCGGTGATCGCGCCGAGGCTTACAACGTCTTGATGGACATGGCTTCGGTATTCCGGGGCATCCTGTTCTGGTCAAACAATGTCATCCAAGTTGCGGCAGACCACGGCAACCTTGACGGCAGCGAGCTTGGCGTCTCGCACATTTACAACAACTCCAACGTTGTCGGCGGCGTCTTTGAATATTCCGGCAGCTCGCTAAAAACCCGTAGCACCAGCGTCCATGTCCGCTACAACGATCCGGAGAACTTCTACAAGCCGAACGTTGTTGTCGTTGAAGACGCGGCGCTGATCGCCAAGTACGGCTACATCGTCAAAGAGCTGATCGGTTTCGGCTGCACGTCTAAGTGGCAAGCCCAGCGCGTGGGGTTATGGACGCTGAAGACGGAAGCCCTGGACGATGAGGTGGTGTCGTTCTCCACGGGTCTGCAGGGTGCAGTGGTGCTGCCCGGTCAGATTTTTGCGGTCTGCGATGAACTCCGCCAAGGCACACGGATCTCCGGTCGCATCTCTTCGGCTACGACCACCGCCATTGTTGCGGATCAGGCAGTCACGATTCCCGTTACTGGTTCCGATCCCAAATTGACCTGCCTGCTGCCCAACGGCACGGTTGAAACCCGCGACATCAGCAGCGTTTCCAGCAGCACAATCAACGTCAGCAGCGCTTTCACCACTGCGCCCAACGCCCAGTCGATCTGGAGTATCACAACTTCAGGCGTTGCTAATCAGAAGTTCCGTTGCATCAGTGCTGCCGAAGGTGCCGATGGTACTTACACCATCACCGGCATTGTCCACAACGACAGCATCTACGCCTCAGTCGATAACGGACAGGCGCTTCAGTTCCCGGACATCACAACGTTTGACGCTTCGCCACCGGCAGTTAAGAACATCGCGTTCAGCGCCGGTCAAGTTCGAGATGGCACGGTACTCACCACGCAGGTGAATGTGTCCTGGGCAAAGGGTTCTGGTGGCGCAACCTTCGGCTACGACGTTTTTTATAACACGGCGCAGGGCAATACCCGCACAGTTCGCACTACTAATCCCAACATAGAAATCATCGGTTTGCCGGAAAGTTTCAATCTGAATGTTTCGATCATTGCGTATGGCTTGGGTTTCAAAAAGAGTTCGCCATTTGCTCGCGCCACATTCCGCGTTCCATCATTTGCATCAACCGCAACACCGACTGTCAGTGTTCAACAGTTGCCAGAAGACGCGCAAAACGTCACGTTGGAACAGATTGCCAACAACCAGATCATGCTGCGCTGGGCAAAACCAGTCGGCGTTGGATCTGACTTCCTGACGGCAATCATCCGCCACAGCACCAAGACTGATGGCACTGGCGAGTGGGCTGATTCCACGCTGCTGGCAGACCGCATTGGCGCCAACACCACCTACGCCCTGGTGCCAAAACTCAACGGCGAATACCTGCTGAAGTTTGAGGATCCTGCTGGACTGCGTAGCCAAAACGCCACCAGCGCGATCTTCAATCAGCCCGATCAAATTCCGGTCCTATCCGTCACCACCGTTCGGGAAGACACCACCAGCCCGCCATACCAGGGCACATTCCTGAACACGTATTACTCAGACGTGTACGACGCCGTGGTGATTGACGGCACCGAGACGATTGATGAAGTTCCTGATTTTGATGCCATTGGCGCCATGGATTTCATGGGGCAGCAACGGCTCAGCGGTGAGTATTACTTCACCAACATCGTTGACCTCGGCGCCAAGTTCACCGTCGACTTCCGCCGCATCCTGACCACACGCGGACTGTATCCCGCTGATGCAATCGACAGCCGAACCGAAGATCTAGATCGTTGGAGTGATTTTGATGGTGGCTTGCCTGACGACACCAGCGCCGATATTTATTTCCGCGCCAGTGATCTGGCAACAGCAGACGCATTTTTCCTGCTGGAAGACGGCGACAAATTGCTGCTGGAAGCCAGTCCAGATCGCTTCGAGCTGGAATCAGATCTTGACTTCGGTGACTGGCTACCCATGTACAACGGCAGCTACGCCGGTCGCCAGTTCCAGTTCAAGGTGGCACTCAGCAGCGCCCACATTGACCAGACCCCATTGGTGGACGAACTGGGCTTTGAGCTAGTGTTGCGTTCCAGAACCGAAAACAGCGCCACGATCACCAGCGGTGCGGCGTCTTACGTGGTGACCTACGCCAAAGCGTTCTATGCCACACCAGCCATTGGCATCACTGCGTTCAACCTTGCCACAGGGGATTACTATGAAGTCACTTCTGCTAGCAGGACTGGCTTTACAGTGACGTTCCGCAACAGTGCTGGCACTGCTATCAGCCGGAACTTCCAGTACATCGCCAGTGGCTACGGCACTGAACAGGCTTAATCATGGCAACGCACGACTACATCATCAGCAATGCCTCTGGCGCGGCTGTCCGTGCTGACCTGAACAACGCCCTGGCGGCAATCGCCACCAACAACAGCTCCGCCACGGAGCCAACTACCACCTACGCCTACCAGTGGTGGGCTGATACGGGCAGCTCGCCCACGGTGATGAAGCTGCGTAATGCAGCCAACAGTGCGTGGATCACCCTGTTCCAACTTGACGGCGAGTGGACGGTTGTTCCGTTTGAGAACGGCACCGCTGCTGCCCCGTCGATCTACTTCAAGGATTCAGGGACGGATACGGGTATTTACAGCCCGGGCACTGACTCTGTTGCGATCACGACTGGTGGCACGCAGCGGGCAACGGTGGACAGTTCGGGCAGGCTTCTAGTGAAAACGTCTTCTAGCCGTAGTTGGAGTGGTGTCAGTTCTCAATTTCAGATTGAAAACGCTGGATCTGGCACATTCGCAAGTCAATCAATCATCGCCAACACCGCGGATATATTTGGCGGATTCTTAACTTTAGGCAAAAGCCGTGGCACGTCACTTGGCTCTAACACCCTAGTTCAAGCCGGCGATATTCTTGGAAAAATTCATTTTTATGGTGCAGATGGTTCTGCGCTGGTTCAAAGTGCATCAATCGCCGTCGAGGTAGATAGCACTCCTGGCGCTAATGACATGCCGGGGCGGATCACACTGAGCACCACGGCGGATGCGGCGTCTTCTCCGACGGAGCGGATGAGGATTGATAGTAAAGGGAGCCTTTCTCTTTGGACACCTGGCAATACAACCGCTGCCCCACAGGACGTGGATGCGCGAATCTTTGCCTTTAGTGATACCAGTAATTCTGTTTTGTATATTGATTCAAGGCGAGCTGGTGAGTTTATCCATATTAACCAATCATATGCCGACTCAGTAAACCGTGGCGCGGTAGCTTTTTATCGCAATGAATCTCAGATCGGCTCAATCAGCATTAGTAGCGCACAGGTCTTTTACAATACAACTTCGGACTACAGACTAAAGGAAAACGTTGTAGACCTGGAAAATGCTACTGCGCTCGTCAAGCAACTTAAACCCAGGAGTTTTAACTTTATTTCTGAGCCTGACACAGCAATTAATGGTTTCATTGCTCACGAAGTGCAAGCTGTTGCGCCTGAAGCTGTCACAGGGGAGAAGGATGCAATCGATGACGAAGGCAATCCCAAATACCAAGGCATCGACCAATCCAAGCTGGTGCCGCTGTTGACCGCTGCGTTGCAGGAAGCGTTGACTCGAATTGAACAACTGGAAGCCGCCGTTACGGCACTCCAGCAGTCGTAGTCCCCTTCACTAATACACAGCAGGAGAAACCATGGCTGACCGCAAAATCACAGACCTCGCGGAACTCACCTCACCAGTAGCCGCTGACCTGCTGCCCATCGTTGTCGCCGCAGAACCCACTGCCGCCAACAAGAACAAAAAGATCCAATACGGCACCTTCCTCCGCAACATTCCGAGCGGAACGGTTGGCGCACCCAGCATCGCCTGGACTGCTGACACTGGCGTCACGGGCTTCTACCGCTCAGCCGCCAACGAAATTGCCTTCACCACCAACAGCACCTTCCAAGGCAAGTTCACCACACAGGGCTTCCAACTCGGCACTGGCACCGCTGCAGCGCAACTGCATCTCTTCAGCGCCGACACGACTGATCAGGTCATCATCGAAAACACCGACGCTGGCTTGGACACAGCGCCTGATGTTGTCCTGTATCGCAACAGTGCCAGCCCTGCCAATAATGACAACCTCGGCAACCTGGAGTTTCGCGGTAAGGACAGCGCCGGCAACGATCAGACCTACGCCCAGATCCTGTCCACGATTTCAACGGTCACCAATACCTCTGAGGTCGGCATCCTTGATCTGATGACTGCCGATGCTGGTGCCAGTGCCATGCGTCTGCGGCTGAAAGGTTCCAACGTCGGCATCAGCGAGAGCAACCCGATCTTTCCGCTGCACGTCAGCAACACGGTCTCCAGCACCACCCTCCAACTGCAATGCACATTGAACGATGCCAGCAGTGGCGCAGACATCACCATGTACCGCCGGCGTGGGGCATCCACTGTCGGTCAAAACAACGACCTGCTGAGCACCATCTACTGGCGCGGTCATAACAACAATGCCACCACTGAGCAGGTGGACTACGCCGCCATCGAAGGCACCATCATTGACGTTACGAACAACGCCGAGTTTGGGCAGCTCGCCTTCAAGATTCAAAACGCTGGCACTCTGACTACTCGGCTCACCCTGCAAGCTGGCACGCTCACGCTGGCTGATGCGGTCAACATCGCCGTCAACACCACGACTGGCACCAAGATCGGCACCGCCACCACGCAAAAGCTCGGCTTCTACAACGCCACCCCCGTGGTGCAGCCTGCAGCCATCGCTGATCTGACTGTTACCGCCACCACCGGCACGCTGCCAACAGCTACGGGTTCACAGGTGATCGCTGATGCAGCGGCGCCAACTGTTGTAGAACTGCTTAAATATTGCACAGAGCTGGAAGCCAAATTAGAGGCTGCCCTGGCTCGCCTCCGTTCACTCGGTCTCATCGCAACCTAAACACTGATGCCTTGCACCAAGGAACAACTGGTCTCAGCAATCAACAGTTACGCTGCCGCCCGCGTCAGCAATGATGCAACGCTGATTCAAGTGGCAGCACAAATGCTGAGCGGTGTTGTCGACACCCTGGAATTTGCGGAGCCTGAGGCTGAGGAAGATGGCGGTCAAGAGTAAGGTCGGCGTCAAAGCCGTTCAGCATGTTCCCGGCAAGCCCAAGCGGACACGTCAGGGACAAGGGGTAAATTCTTTACCAAATCACGGGCGTAAAAAAACCCGTGGTCAAGGGCGATAACATAAAACCGTACTTGCAGACGCGCGATGTCTGACGGCGGTTTCTGGCGTGGTGTCAAACAAGAAACCATCGCTGGCATTGGCGTTGCAGCCACAATTGCTCTTGCTTCCGGTATTTTTTACCTCGTCTATACCGTGCCCACAAAGCTGGATGACGTGTTGAAAAACCAGATCAAATTTGAAGAAAAAATTGGCAAGATTGACGACCGTATCCTTGATCACGAGCAGCGGTTGATCAAGCTAGAGATCCGAAAGTAAGCTGGTAGTAGACGCTATTCCGTCATGGATCCCACCACTGCTGCCGCTCTTGCCATCCTTGTGGCTGCCGGCTCCGAAATCATTGCCATCCTGCCAATCAAGGAAAATTCCTGGGTGCAATTGATTGTCAAAGTGCTGAAGCTTGTCTTCCCAAAGCGTTGAACGCTGACGTTGTTTGGCTGTGGCGTTACGACAAACGGGATTGGCGGCATCACCTTCTGCGTGCTGCTCAACAAGCCAAGTTTCACGCGACGTTAACGCCACGGTTAGACCGTGAAATTGAAAAGGTCAATCAAGTTATTGATCTTGAAAATGAACGTCAAAAACGTCAGCCTGTAATCAAACACGAAGAACCTACGCCTGAGCAGACTGGTGAAAGCCGCTTGCTGGGCGGTCCGATGTCTATCTCATCCCCATGGAACGATGACGACCCAGAACCGCCTGCGGCTAGTTGATCTGTTCAAGTATTACAAGGAACTGCCGCATCAAACAGCGGCAATCTTTGAATTGGAAGCTGCGATATTAAAGGCGAGCCCCGGAATCTTGAATAGGGATCAAATCTGGTTCAAGACGTGGAGCCAAGCTGGCAAACAGGATCGGTTTGACAACAACTGGGACGGTGTTTATCTGGCTGCCAAAAAAGCTGGTGCCAAATTTCCTGAACTGGTAGCTGCGCAGTGGGCGCTTGAATCGGGCTACGGCAAACACGTCAGCGGTGAAAACAATTATTTCGGACTTAAGGGCACTGGCACGCTGCGTAATACCAAGGAATACATCAACGGTCGGTGGATCACAATCCAAGACACTTTCCTTGATTTCCCTGATCTTGAGACTTGCGTCTATTACTTGGTTGAGCGTTGGTACAAGGACTATCACGTCTACAAGGGTTGCAACAACGCCTCTGATAGGGAGGATGCTGCGCGTTGGCTGGTGAACGATGGCTATGCCACGGATCCGACCTACGCCGATAAGCTGATCAAACTGATGAATCAGCACGTGCAGGGCAAGCCGGCTAACGATAAGTTCACCCCTGACAAGCCGTTCAACTTCAAAATCACGCCAAACATTACCTATGGCGAGCTGACGCTGGGTGATGAAAAACGCCGCTTTCAAGTGCAGGCGCAATGCGACACCGCACTGGAGCTGTGCAAATACCTAGAGAAGGTTCGCGCTCACTTTGGTGGCAATCCGATTGTGATCACCAGTGGGTATAGACCGCCCGCTATCAATGCAAGCGTCGGTGGCGCCAGCAACAGCGAGCACTTGTACAACATGACTGGCGTAGGCGCTGTGGACTTCTACGTCAAGAACGTGGACATCTACGAAGTGCAGGAGTACTGTGACCAAACTTGGGCGTACAGCCTCGGATACGGCGCAACCAAGGGGTTCGTCCATCTGGGCATGCGGCTGGGTCGTCCACGTATTCGCTGGGATTATTAGTGTCTGTTCTTTGTGATTGGCAGATCCGTGCCCTTTGCGCTGGTGGCATGGTCACACCATTTGACGAAGAACTGCTCAACCCAGCATCGCTTGATGTGGTCTTGGGCGATCACCTGATGATCGAGGATCCCACCAACGTGGATCTGCGCAAGATCGACATTCGTGGTTGCACGCCTGATGCGCCGTATTGGCTGCGCCCTGGCGAGTTTGTGCTGGCTGAGACCCGTGAAACCTTCAACATCCCAAACAAGGTCAGCGGTCAGTTTGCTTTGAAGAGCAGCCGCGCACGGGCTGGCTATTCACATATGCTTGCGGGCTGGATCGATCCCGGTTGGCACGGTAGCAAGCTGACATTGGAATTACAAAATGCACGCAAGATGCATTCACTGCCGCTGTATCCAGGATTAAAAATTGGGCAAATAATCTTCTATTGGATGAGTTCAGAACCAAACAAAAGTTACGCTGAAACTGGTCATTACAACAACGACAAAACTGTGTCAGCTAGTAAAGTTCATCCCTGAACTGATAAATCCATTCCCAAATTGCAATCTCACTGTCAATTGCATAAAACTCTTGCGATCTATACCAAAGCGTCCATTCTGTTGATCCTTTGGATCCATTGCAGCGCAGGCATGCTGGCACTAGGTTTTCTATCACGGTCTGTCCACCACGATGTTTAGGAATCACGTGGTCTAGCGACTGCGCGTGTTCACCGCAATAGGCACATTTACCGCGAAAAGCATCAAAGATTTTTAATCTGAATCGCGCCTTTGTTTCTCTCTTTGGAATCAGACTGGTCTCGTCGATCCAAGAGTGCATGGCGCCTCCCGCGTTGCGCAAATCGTAGGAAGGATTGACAGCAAAAAGAAGAAGGAAATGCGATGTTGCCCGGTCCATTCACGCGGGAAGGTTTTGGCGCCGTCTGGGTGCGCTTTGGAGTCAGCGGATACTGGTCTGCGTGGTTTCTAAAGCAAAACACTGCGTATTACCTGCCAAGCTGCTTTGATACCGAAAGTGAGGCGGTCAATGCAGCCAAACACGCCCATGGAATGGCATCCCATTGAACGGACGCAGGAAAGCCATTTCTCAGAGGTGGCTACTGCAAAGATGTTGGAGGAGTGGCTGCATAACGGTGATATCAAGGGGATATACAACGCTGCACTGTTGCTGAACACGATGCTGCACCAGCAACGCACCATGACCAAGTGGTTAGCTGGCGAAGCCGCTAGGAACCTTGGACGCCCTGAACTTGAAAATGAGATCCTGCAGCAGGCAATCAGTCAGCCGGAGTGACCTTGGCTAACAGGTGCTCCACGTAAATCTCTGCCTGCCACAGGTCATCCGAATAGCGACAGTAGCCACCGGCGCAGCTTCTGTACAGGATGTGTGGACCGTCCTCCAGCACATCGATGTACGCTCCATCCCGCTTCGAGATTGTTGACGAAATCCGCCAGTTCCTGTGAATTGACATCGTCGTAGCCCAAGTCTTCCTCATCATCATCATCGTCATATTCCTCGTCATCTGGGGTGGCTTCAATTACCTCCAGTAAGCGATACGCCCAACACTTCAAATCAGCAATGCCTTCACGGCAGCGCATCAAATTGTCGGACGGCATTTCGCCGTTTTCCATGATTTTGGTTGACGCTGCATCAATCCAATCTTGATGCGAGTCGCACATCCAAAGCAGGATGCGGATGTGACCTTCCGTGAATTGGAAGTCTGCGTTAGGAGCAGCCATCACCGGCACCCATCTGTTTGAACGGTAGCGGGGTAGCCAAAGCGGCGCCTTCATCACGCCTTCACGTACTTGCGCCACAGACCCGTGTAAAGGCTGTGCATTGGATGTGCAGGCTTATGTCGCCCGTCAATGACGTATAGCGCATCGAGGATGTACTGACGGTTATCCATCACGTCGTAATCCTCAGCGCCGTATTTGCGCGGCTCTGTTTCAAGCATCAACGCACAGAGTTGCGTCAACTGTTTAATAGTGATGCGCTTCATTTGTCAGATCCGGTGTCAATAAACAGTTGGGCGAAATAACGTTTCATCGCGTAGTCCTCCATCATCTGCCGATCAATCTCGGGATTGGGATGTACCGGTGGCGGTGGTGGAATTAATGGCTTGAGCTTGTCGGGTTCATACCGGCGGTTGTTCAACATGGATCAAGCCTTCGTTGATGGAGAAGAAATTCGCCGCCCTTTCCCAATGATGATTTGCGTTGCTCCAGGGTGACGGTTGAGGAGAATGCGTTTCGCATCCTCTTGATCAACAGCACGGAGACAACCCCGCAGCCGACACTCGCCGGGAGTAAGCAGTTCGTAGTCAAACATGCGGGCATTAGGCGCAACGCAATAGGACATGCCCGGTCCATGATTGGGCTGAGGCTCCTCGGGGAAAAGGGCAGTGAAATCAATTGCCATTAATTAGAACGGAGGCGGACCAGAACGCTCAGGCTTCTTTGCCCACAGTTTGCCGCTGATGTAATCAGTGCCGGATTGCGAACGCTGATTCCAAGCAGAGACGGGAATTTTGATCACGGTCTTGCCGCCGTAACCATCTTCACCGGGATGAGCGGTGAGATACTCAGCCAGCTTCATGGCTTCGCTGAGTTCAATTTCAAGCGAACCGGTCTTGTCAGGTGCGCGGTCGCTCTTCTTTTCTTTCACGTCAAACAACGTGAACTTGGCGTCAAACGCCGACTCAAAATCACTCATGTTCGGGGTCGAGGATTGCGTAGTGAGATTTGATAATCTCGTTTGCGAGAGAAGAAACAGTGACCCGGTGCGGTGTGTTGTAGCGGAGTTGAACCTCACGCTCCATCAGCACTAACGCCTCCGGGTCAAGAAGCACCTGCACCCGCATTTTGTTACCTGCGGGAGTAGCCATCACTGTTTCAAGTTGGGTTTGCTGCTCAGTTCGTCAATGCAGCTTTGAAGCTGATCAACGGTCATCTGAGCGAGCTTACTGCCGCTTTCATCCAAATCCCACTTCGTCGCCTTGTCGGCGATCCAAGCGATCTGCTGCATGCGGTCAAGTTTCATCTGGATCAGATCGACGCAATTGTCAATCAGTTCCTTTTTGATGTTCTCTTCGCTGTCAGCACTTGGCGGCAGCTTTGTGGGTTCCGGCGCAGGTTTTTCAACCTTGGTGCGCTTGGGCTTGGGCGCATCCTGTTGCAGTTGAATCTCAGGTTGAGTCTCAACAGTTTCAGGGCTGGAAGTAGTGGCTACTTCTTCACGCGCCCAGAGTTCATAGGCAAGGCCAAAGAACGCAGCGGCAGCCGAACACAGACCACGACGGTGTGAATCAGCAAGATTGCGGGCGCTGATCTTGTCATGTGGGATCGGGTTGTTGCGAGCATCCGTGATGGCAAATGGCCAGATCGGGGTACTGCAGTTGCCGTTGACAAACTGAATACAGAGGTATCCGGTGCCGTCGGGAGCCTTGTGAACGAAACAGGAATCGTTGGCTGCAATCAGCTCAGGCAACCACCCATTGCAGTGGGCGTTGATGAGCTGCATCACCTTTGCCCAGGGAACGTAATCAGCGGCATAGGAGCCAGTCCCTTTCTGCTTTACGTCAGAAAGAGTGATGACTCCCGCCAGGTTGGGATAGACGGGAGCGAGGTCTGACATCAGGCGATGTTCGCCTCCACCTCATCAATGCCCTGCTCAAGGATCTGACGCATGGCGGCGGCGGCGGGCATGTTGTAGTGCTTGGCAGCGGCTTTGATGCGCACGTACAGCTCGGGGTCGAGCTGAAGCATCACGGTCTTGGTGCTGGAGGCTTTGGCGGTCAGTTGAATTGCCATGGGAAATGGCTGGAGTACCTGGGTACCATACGCCAATTCTTGGAATTGGGTTGCGTCTCAAAAAAGTTTGTTGAGACTGTGTTTGATTGCATACCGCTAGCAACTGCAGGCTTGTCACGCCTGAACTCCCGTGCTAATTTCTGCCGGTTCCCCTTGCATACCGCAATCAAAAGCAATCAAATGCCAAAGCCCATTTTCCTGCGTTTACCGGACGGAGTGGCGCAAAAACTGCTCAAAAAAAAGCCCGAATCCCTGTCCCTGACAAGCTTCTGCAGCCTTTTGCTGGAGCAGGCAGTTGACACGCCTGTTACGCTGGCGGAGCGAGCGGAAGCGAGCGTAGCCTCTACTTCTTCTTCTATTTCTATTAATCTAGAAGAAGAATTAAATACAAGTAATCAATATAAGCTGCAAAAGTCGAAAAAAAAGCGCGTAAGACCTGATTACGACGAAGCCTTTACAGCTTTTTGGAACGAGTACCAACGCGCACCGATCAAGGCGAACGCGCAGAGCAAGAACAAAGCGTTTGAGCAGTGGAAGGAAGCTACGAAGCTGGAAAGACCGGAGAGGCTCCTGGAAGCCGCTAGAAGGGCGGTTGAGCAGATCAAGCAGGCGAAGCTCCAAGACGAGTGGTGTGCGCCCCTTCCAGACGCTTTTCGGTGGCTTCGTGACGAACGGTTTGCTGTTCACCTGGAAGATCACGTCCCTGCTGGTCCGCGCATGATCAACGGCTACACGGTGTACGAATGAAGCTCTACGCACCTGAATTCGCCGGGATGTACATCTGGGCGACTGCTGACCCGAAGTCCAGCAAGGCGAGCTACGCCCCGTCCAAGAGCACCACACCACCGCCGAATGCCGTTCACGGTCACCCCATCGGTCGTTTTGATTCCGATGGCTGTTACTGGACGTTCGTGCCCATGACCGGTGACGAGGATCCCAACAGCCTCTTGTCCAGCAAGTTTGTCAAGCACCCTGGCGCCGATCAGGAAATGCAGGCGGCGATCAAAGCCAAGGTTTGGGGATCACTCAACTCATTTGGGTCTTACAAGGAGACTGAGTTCTGATGGCGATTGTTGAACTTTCCTCTGCCCTGGTTGATCAATGCAAACTGTGCGCTCAGCAACGTGATCACAACCGTCGTAATTCTGTTGATTACAGCAGTGATCGAACCGATGACAAAAGCATCTGGTCGTTTATGGGCGTGCTTGGAGAAGTTGCATTACTGATTTACTTTGAGCTTGAAATCGACTGGGAATACCTATCAACCGATAAAGGATTTTGCGGCGTTGATGTAGGCGATATCTGGGAAGTTCGGGCGATGTCCAAGTTTGGTAATCGACTGTTTCTCTGGTCGGATGAAGTTACCAAGCCCAACAAACTTTCCTACGCCTGGAGCAAAGTTGTTGTTGATCCAATTACTGGATACTGCAATGTTTGCGGATGGGCAATGGGTTACGAAATTGCGATCAATGGTGTACACAATCAATACGATTGCAAGCGCAGCTCTTATTTCTTGGACAATAATTTATTGCGGCGACATTGCAATCCAAATTGGGATCAATTTTTTGCAGCCAAGTACTACAATTTATTTAACCAAATCAATGAAACAAACTTTTGATCACGCCGCAGCGATGAAGATCCTGCGTGATGGCGTGACTAAGGGTTACTGGACTGTTGAGCAGCTCGACAACCCACCACCAGGCACAAAGATGCTCCTTAGAGAATGGTCGCGCCATCCGATGAACAAGAACCTAAAAACCGAACAACCCACCTACCGCAACTTGCTGCGTGATGCTGAAGACAATCAGGACTCTGACTTTGTTCTGTGACAGTCGTTACCCTTGACAAAAGCAGTAGCGATTGCATGCCGTTGCAGCGCCTACCACTGATTCAGCGCAATCCGGTAGGTCAGCCGCGCTACTACTGGAACGAGCAGCGTCCAGATCTTCGCTACAGCAGCATCACGTCAATTCTTTCAGCTACGCAATCAGAAGCTACAAAGATGGCGCTGCGCCGCTGGAAAGCAAAGATCATCGCTGAAGGTGGTGATCCCGATGAGACGCGTGATCAAGCCGCTCGCCGTGGTTCACAAATCCACGACTGGTTTGAGAAGTTCTTACTTCGAGAATCACCTGAGATTCCTGAGGCAATTGCTCCTTGGTGTGAGCGCATCATCGCCGCACCGATCTGGAAGGTATTGGATCACGTTGTCTGCACGGAACATCAGGTCTGCAGCGATGAAGGCATCGTGCCCTTTGCCGGCACCCTGGATGCCCTGCTGAAACTCAACGGCGAATTCGTGCTGTTCGACCTAAAGACCAAAGCCCCAAACAAAGCCAAGCCCACCAAGCAGATCAGTGATGAGGCGATGTGTCAGATGCAGGCGTATCGCCTTTGTTTATCCGAGAACTACGGCATCCAAGTGAACCGATTCCTGGCGCTGTACGTCTTCCCTGACCAGCCGGCTTACCCGGTTGCCGCCGCAGGCAAGGAGCTTGAGCGGCATGAGACGCATTGGACTCAACGAATTCAGGCGTTTGCACTGCAAAACCCTTGACACCTGCCCATAGGGGTGCAATCATCATGGTCACGGGGTTCCCAATCGTCCCCGCCACCCGCCATGAACACCAAACGCTATTACTTCGAAATCAAGGACGCCAACGTCTTTGACTTCGTCGATGCCTACAGCTTTTTTGACGCCAAGGCTCGCGCCTTCAAGGAGTACAGCCATCTCTGGAACAAGATCCAGTGGCACGACACCACTGATCCTGAACCCACTGAAGACACTTCTGAACTGCAAGAACGATGCGCTCGGTTGTTTTTCTGATCGTCTGCCTTGGCATTACAGCTTTCACCCAACTTCATCAATCGACTACAGATGGACAACTATCAGCGCATTGCCGAACAACGGTTG